GAACGCCGAGGCGGAGGGGCTCGCCCCCCTCCTCATCCTGAAGCAGAGCCGGCGGGAGGCGCTGGCCGTGCTCCGGTGGGAGGACCTCCTCGCGCTGCTCCGGCACGATCACCGATGGCAAAACCTCGCGGAAGGGCTCACCGGGGCCGAGTATGACGCTGGAGATCGCCCGCGACCTCCTCGCCCAGTCCCTCAAGCCTCTGGCAGAGCCTGTGAATCCGGCGCCCCCACCCCTCCCGAAAGAGACCGTGCAGGTCGCCCCTTCCCGGACGGTGAGGCCGCATGATCGCCGAGCAGCCCCCGGCCGCAGCGGCCCCCTCTGCCCCCTCGTTCCTCGAGCAGATCGCTCATGACGTTCTCGCCTGGGAGCGGGCGGAGGGCCTTGAGGTCCTGCAGGTCTGGCTGAGCGAATGGGAGATCTGGTGCCTCGACTGGCGGAAACCGGCCGGTAAGGGCTCCAGGAACCGCCACGAGTACGGCCGCGTCTATGGGATGGACATGGATGACCGATATCGCCGCCTGGTCGCGGACCTGATCGACGCCGGCAACCTTGCCGGGCTCCGGGTCACTCACGTGGCCAAACCCCTCGAGCCGGCAGGCACCCTGCTCGTCTGGGGAGCAGACGCAGCCGGCCGGCTGCAGCACCGCAAGATGACCATCTCAACAAAGGAGGACTGATTATGACAACCATTTCTAAAGCAGAACTTGAACCAATTTTGAAGGAGATGGCGGTCGAGCGGGACTACCAGGAGGACCTGAAGGGACTGACCGCGGAGCCGTGGCGGCCGCCCGCGACCATCGACCTCTACGGCCAGCCGAGCTACAGCCGGGGCACGACCGACGGGGGTGACCTATGAAACCTCCTCGCACCCTCTCGATCTCGGCCGACCTCCACACCCGGCTCTGGCTCCTCAAGATCCGGCGCAATGCTCGGACCCTCGAAGACGTGGTTGAGCAGGCCCTGGACGCCCTCGAAGAGCAGGAGGCCAACGATGGATAGGCCTCTCGGCAGGCAATGTACGATCTGCAACCACCCGCAGCGGGTCGAGATCGACAAAGCCCTCGTCGCGGGCGTCGCATACCGGCGCATTGCAGCTGAGTACGGGGTCTCAGATGGCTCCCTCCGCCGGCACAAGAAAAACGGTCACATCGCGGAGCAAATCGCAAAAGTCGCTAGGAAAAAGGAGATTAGGCAAGCTGAGCAGATAGCGGCAGCCGTTGAGGAAAAGGAGCGGCACGAGGTTGCCTCGGTTGACAAACTCCTCAAGATCATCGAGGCCCTCCTCGCCGAGTGCCTGGGGATGATCCGGGGCGCGGCGGCCGGCGACGAGAACACGAAACTCCGGGCGGTCCGCGAAGCCCGGGAGACCGCCAAGCTCCTCCTGGAGGTGCAGGGCGAACTCGCCGCGAACCCCGTCGTCAACATCACACTCTTCGAAACGCAGTTGAACGAAATTCGCGCCCTGGTCCTCGGCGACCTCTGCCCTGCATGTCGGGCACAGGTCGCGCAGCGGCTCAAGGACCGTAAGCAGCAGAAGGTGATAGACGCATGATAACCGCGAAAAAAGAACTTATAGATGTACCGATCTCAGACCTCATCCCCTACGAGCGCAACCCGCGCAAGAATGACAAGGCCGTCAAGAAGGTCGCGGCGTCGCTCGAACAGTTTGGCCTCGTGAAAAACTCCGTGGTCGTCGATGAGGATATGGTGCTCCTCGCCGGCCATACGACCCTGAAGGCGATGCAGTCGCTAGGGTGGGCGACCTGCCCTGCGGTCACGCAGGTCTTCGGACTCACCGAAGAGGAGAAGGTCGCATACCGGATCGCAGACAACCGGCTCGGCGAAGAGGCCGAGTGGGACCTTGACCTCCTCGCCGGAGAGCTGGCGAGCCTGGAGGAGATCGGGTTTGATGCCAAGCTGACGGGGTTCGACGACGGCGAGATCGACCGGCGCCTAGCCATGGAGATGAAACACGCGAAAAACTTCGGGGTCGGCGAGACCGCACTAAAAGACAAAATGACATTCATCGACGACGAAGGAGCCGCCCTTACCGCGGACGAAGAGGCTCTCTCGCTGTTTGAGGGGAAGTCGACGATCCTCGTCATGTTCTCGGGCGGCCGGGACTCGACGTTCGCCCTCCTGTGGGCGCGGCAGAACTTTCCAAACCTCCGGACGATCGCGGTGTTCAGCGACACCGGCGTCGAGTTCCCGGGCATGACCGTCCACGTCAAGCGGGTCTGCGACCACCTCGGCGCCGAACTCAAGATCGTCAAGCCTGAGCACGACATGCTCATCGATATCGTGGAAAACGGATTCCCGGCGACGGTCTTCCTCTCCTGTCGGGAGAAGTATATCTACCGCCCTATCTCGCAGTACTTCCGCACGTTCCCGCCGGAGGAGGTCGTCATCATCGACGGCTCCCGGGGCGACCAGGCTCTCAAGCGGTCGAAGAAGTCGAAGACAAGCGCCCCGGCAGGTATGGAAAAATACACCTACTACCACCCCGCCCACGACGTCGCCGCCGAGACGCAGCAGGCGATCCTCGACAAGAGCGGCGTCCCGCTCTGGGAGGGGTATGAGGCGGGTTTCGTCCGGTCCGCGTGCTGGTGCTGCCCCGGGCAGAGCAGCCTCCAGGCCGCCGCACTCAAGCGCAACTATCCCGGGCTCTACGCCTACGTTCAGAAACTAGAGCAGTTGTCGGGAACGATCCTCGACTGGAACAACAACCCCCCCCGGAGCATCGCTCAGAAGGCCGAGTCGGGAGAGCGACAGATAGCGAGGCGGAATGCATGATCGGCGAGCGATACGGTTACTTCCGCGTCCCGCCAATAGATGATCATGGCACGAGAGACGGTACTCGTCTCCCTCTGTGCGTTCGGCGTCCCGTGCCGATATCACGGGCAGACGCACAAGATGGGGCACGAGTTGTACAAGCGGAAGCGAGTCGCGGCGCTCATGGAGCGCTACGAGGTATTGCCGTTGTGCGGCGAGATGCTCGGGGGGCTCCCGACCCCGCGCCCGCCGTGCGAGGTGGTCGAGCAGGACGGCGCAATAGTCGTCCACGAGCGCGGCGGGGACCGGGTGTACACCCGGGAATATTTCAAAGGTGCGCGGCAGGCGGTCCGACTGTGCGAGATCTACGGCGTCAAAAAGGCGTATCTCCTGAAAAACAGCCCTATGTGCGGTCCGGGGTATGGCATCCTGGCGCGGATGTTGGAGAAGCACGGGATCGTAGTCAGACCTCTGTAAGCACCGGGAGGGTCACCGATGCCTGATCCCGCCTCTCTTATCGATGAGTGGGTCGAGAATCTCCTCCGCGACATCGACCCCGAGTATGCGCGGGAATCTCTCTGGGACCGTCTCGGTCTCCGCCCACAACCCGGGCCGCAGGACGCCTTTTTGAAGTCGGACGCCGGTATAACGATATTCGGCGGAGCGGCCGGGGGCGGTAAGTCCTTCGGCCTCCTCCTCGCCCCGCTCCAGTGGATCCATGTCCCCGGGTTCGGCGCCGTCATCTTCCGCCGGACCACCACACAGGTCCGGGCCGAGGGCGGCCTCTGGGATGAGAGTCAGGAGTTATACTCGCGCCTCAACGGCACGCCCCGAGAGCAGCAGCTCGAGTGGCGGTTCCCGTCCGGCGCCGCGGTCTCATTTGCCCATATGGAGTGGGAGCGGAACCGCTATGACTGGCAAGGGTCACAGATCTGCCTGATCGGGTTCGACGAGTTGACGCACTTCAGCCGCACCCAGTTTTTCTACATGCTCAGCCGCAACCGGAGCACCTGTGGCGTCAAGCCGCGTATCATGGCGACGACTAACCCCGACGCCGACAGTTGGGTCGCCGAGTTTATCGAGTGGTGGATCGACCCGGAGACCGGCTACCCGATCCCCGAGCGCGCCGGCGTCCTCCGCTGGTTCGTGCAGTTCGGCGACGAACTCGTGTGGGCCGACTCCGCCGAGGATCTCAAGGCGCGATACCCTGACGCGGTCCCGACGTCGGTCACGTTTATCCCGGCGACACTCGACGATAACCCTGCGCTGACGAGCAAGGATCCGGGATACCGCGCCCGCCTCATGGCGCTGGATCGGGTCGAGCGGGAGCGGCTGCTCAACGGCAACTGGAAGATCCGCCCGGTCGCCGGGATGTACTTCCGGCGG